AATAAGAATCCTATTCGATGGAAAGGTATACCTATTATAGCTGCTAATATGGATACAACTGGAACATTTGAAGTATATGATGTATTGCGAAAATACAAGATGTTAACTGCTATGAATAAATTTTATACATTGGAAGATTATAATGAAGCCAAATCTAGAGGCATTATTTTAGACCCTAATTTTTTTATGGTTTCTACTGGAATATCGAATGAAAACTATGAAAACTTGCTAATAATTATGGAAAATATTATGTGTAATTGGATATGCATAGATGTAGCAAATGGATATATGTCTAGTTTTAATGATTTTTGTAAGAAGGTTCGTGCAAAATTTCCAGATAAAATTATTGTTGCTGGAAATGTAGTCACTCCTGAAATAGTAGAGAATTTATTAAATGAAACAGATATTGATATTGTCAAGGTTGGAATTGGACCTGGTAGTGCATGTTTAACTAGAATGAAAACTGGTGTTGGTATTCCTCAATTTACAGCCATACAAAAATGTAAAAATAATTACATTATTTCGGATGGAGGTATTAAATGTCCTGGTGATATGGTAAAAGCTTTTGGTGCAGGTGCGGATTTTGTAATGATGGGTGGAGCATTTGCAGGTCATGATGAGAATCCAGGTGAAGTAATAGAAGAAAATGGCGAAATATATAAATTATTTTATGGAATGAGTTCAAAACACGCTATGGAAAAGTATTATGGTCAGATGAATAATTATAGGGCATCTGAAGGCACTGTTTTGAAGATAAAATATAAAGGAAAATTGGAAAATACAGTAAATGATTATTTGGGCGGTTTAAGAAGTGCATGCACATATACAAATTCACCGACACTTGCGGATTTTCCTAAAAATGTGTCATTTATTCGCAGACGTTAAAACCCGTTATATATTAATAAAAAAATTGAATATAAAAACTTATTATTAATAATAATAATAATAATAATAATAAGTATATATTTAAATGGAAAATGTTCAAAAGAAAGGATTGAAACGAAATATAATTGACAAATATTATACTGATTTATCGTATGTAACAAAATGTATTGAATATGTTAAAAAGATTTTGGATATTCAAAAAAATGATATAATTATTGAACCAAGTGCTGGTAATGGGTCATTTATTAATGATATAAAGACCTTAACTAATAATTATGAGTTTTATGATATTGAACCAGAGCATCCTGAAGTAGTGAAACAGGATTATTTGCTTCTTGATACATCACATTTCCTTGATAAATACAACAATAAATATATTCATATTATTGGAAATCCGCCATTTGGTAGACAAGCTTCGCTAGCTATTAAATTTATTAAGAAGTCATGTGAATTTGCCGCAAGTATTTCATTTATATTACCAAAAAGCTTTAAAAAAGATAGTATGAAATCCAAATTTGATGATAATTTTCATTTAATATTTGAAGAAGATGTCCCGATAAATTCATTTCTTGTAAATGGAATACTGCACGATGTTCCGTGTGTATTTCAAATATGGAAGAGAGAAAATAATGTTCGTTTAAAGATAGAAAAATTAGTCCCTCATAATTTTGAATTTGTAAAAAAAAATGAAGCACATGATATTTCATTTAGACGTGTAGGTGTTTATGCTGGAAAAATAGAATTTTCTAATACAGATACACTTTCTGAGCAATCGCACTATTTTATTAAATTTAAAAATAATAAAAGCATAAAAGAAAATATAGATATATTAAAACAAGGAAAAATTCAATTTAAAACAAACAATACAGTAGGGCCAAAATCAATTTCCAAACAAGAATTAATTGAAGAATTCAATAAAGTCCTTTGATTTAATTTCACCTTTTGGATATTTTACAATAAGTTCACTACCTTTAATAAATTTTATTTTAATTTCAGGAAAATCAATATTACTAACTATAATATAAATTAATTTATTTGCTTTTTCTTGAAATTTTTCTTGATTAAATGTTCGACCTGTTCCAATCATATTAGATGGATAAAATTTGCATCCTCCTTTTGTAAACGTTTTTTGGTCATATTGAATTTCGGGATTACCAATATCTGTAAAGTCATGGTCTTTACATCCTTCAATGTGTTGTAAATGAAATTGTCTTGCTAACCAAGGTTCTATAAAATGAGAGAATACTCTACCATCTTTAAATATATCTTTTATTTTTTCAGAATCCAGCCCTCCAAATCCAAAATTCTCTATTGTAAAATTATATGTCTTATTAAATTCGATTTCAAATATAGTATCTACCATTATTTTATTAGTTATTTATATTTATTTAAATAGAAATATAAATATAAATAGTAATCATTTTTTATTTAACACGATAATATAATAATAATTGATAGCTTCTCATAAAATTCCATTCTAATGATGTTCCATCGTAATCTTTTGTTCCTTCAAATTGCCAGCTTATATTGCTATTCATTTTATGTTTCCAATCTAGTGTAACTAGACGATGAAAGCTCATTCCATCGTATCCATATTCCTTTTTTTCGCAGGTTAAAGTGGCGCAAAAATGTTGACCTGAAATATCTCTCACTACAGCACTATCAATTTCATATTTTCCCGAATTAACTGTAAAAGAAACTGGTTTTTTATCAAATTCCTTGGCATCATCTTCATAGACTTCCAAAACAATAATGTGAGGCAAATGCGTATGATTTGGCATAATTTCTACGAGTTTATCTTTCCAATTATTCTTAGCTTCCCTTATAAAAAGTATTTGAATAGAATTATTATTTAAATAATTAATAATGCTCATATAATATAATAAAGGATTACCTGCTTCATCAACATTCACAATATACGGATATTTCTCTCTATAAGAGCTGGATATACCATTATATAACAAATGAATTATACTATTTGTATTTAATTTATAAGCAAATTCATTACCTGTTAGACAGGCATCAATTCCGAAATTTAGTAGAGCAAATGCATCTCGAAGTTTTTCTGGAATGACTGTGCCATCTTGTTGATTTCCTTCAATCATTAATTGCCGTAAAAAGTGAAAAAATTTGCGACCTTTATCGCTAACAAAAAATGTGACAAAAAATGCATTGAACCAGCAATTTGAGTGTGATTGAATAGGTGGGATAATTTTTTTGGGGTCAATATGCTTATCTGCCGCTAAATTTTGAAGTAAAAATTTTTTAGCTTCTCTCGAATAATAGTTATAACATTTATTTTTAATACCGATTTGTAAAGGTTTCTTTAGCTTAAATGCTGCTTCTGTATTACAGTCTTCTAATTCCTTACGTGGAATGGAGGCAAGTGTAACAAGTTCTCGATTAATAGTAGGTGAATAAGAACCAGGCACTAACTGTCCGGCAATCCGGTTGCTTACTTTACGCACCTCAAGTGGTGTAGTGGTTGGTAAGATTAGATTTTTCTCTCTTTGCTTAATAGTTTTATTTCTTTTTATTTGCCTTCTTTTATGTTTTCTTGATTTCATCATATAATAAATGGATAAATAAATAATATTTTTATTTATTATATGGGAGCCGGTATATTACCAACGACAATTCATAATGGAGAACTATATTTTTTATTTGGTAAAGAAAATAAATATGAGGATTCTGCGCCTGGATTCTCGGATTTTGGTGGTGGAACAGATAATAAAGAATCTTATTTTGAAACCGCAGTGAGAGAAGCAGGTGAAGAGCTGACTGGATTTTTAGGTAATGATGAAGAAATTCGTAAATTATTAACTAGATTTGGAACTTATAACATTGATTATCAATCAGATGAAGGACATAGCAACTATCGAATGCATATTTTTCCATATGAATATAACCATTGGTTAACTTATTTTTATAATAATAATCAAAGATTTCTTCAAAAAAAATTACCAGAAAAAGTATTTAAAACAACAAAAATATTTGAAAAGGAAGAAATAAGATGGGTTCCTATTTCTGACTTAAAAAAAATGCGTCCTAAATTTCGCTCTTATTTCCAGAATATTGTAGATATGATTTTAAAACAACAGGAGGATATAAAATTATTTATTCGAAGCTCTAATTTTTCCAAAAAAGAGAGAAAAAGCAGAAAAAGTAAATATGTTCATGGCACCAAAACTAGAAGAAGTTATAAATAATATATATTTATTATATAAATGAAATTGTTACATTCTCTCGTAATCATGTTTGTAGGAAGTTTTATTATTCAATATTTTTTGATGCCACCTATTATGGTAAATAGTCGTGCCAATATAACTTATGATATTGGCAATGCTTATTTAGCCACTATTATGGCTTTATTAATGATTTCTCTCGAAGTAATGATGCATGATAGTCAATATAATGTATTAAGTATACATTTATATGGTTATATAGTTGTTGGAATTGTTTTATTTATTGCTTTATATCGTTATCAGATTGGAATAAATGATAAACAATATTTAGAAGGAATGATTCAGCATCATAGTATGGCTATATTTACAAGTGAAGAAATATTAAAGAAAACTGATAATTATGAAGTGGCAAAAATAGCCAAAAATATAATCCAAAATCAACAAGATGAAATACAAGTAATGAAAAGATTAGTTGAACAAAAATAAAATCTCAATTAAATATTTTCATAATATTTTTTTGCATTTTCTGTTTCTAAATGGACTTCTGGTTTTGCTGGCCATTCAGAATATAATTTTGCTTTGCTAGTTGGTCTGTCTAAATTCAACAATTCTTTAAGAGCTTGGATTCTTCTCTCTAATGGATTCATTTTGATTGGATATTTTCTAGACAATTGTTTCCAACGCCATTCAAATTGAAGAGTTGCTTGCCAATCTGGAAATCCAGAAATATGTGCAGCTCTTTCCCAAGTTTCTCCTTGTGATACCTTTATTCCTGTAGCATGAGCACCTCCTTTAATTTCTTTATTGTGTTGACGCAATCGTCTTTCTAAATCTACAGTGGCGCCAACATAAGTATTTCCATTTGTGGATACTAATAAATATACGTAAGACATTTGTATATTATAAATACAACTAGTAATTTTTAATATTTAAAAAATATTAAAAAATATTAAAAATAAAATATGCATTGCTCTAAATAAAAAAAAGTCTAAAAAAAGAAAAGATTAATCTTATGATTGAAAATAAAAAATCAAATAAACTATATGAATCCAATGCTACTCCAACTACTTTACTTTTATTTACTTTCATATAAAATAATATATTATTATTTATTTTCTCCAAACTCCAACTGAAACATCATCATAACCATTCTCAGGAAATGTTTGGTCTTTATAGATAATACCATCTTGGTGTAAATCCCATGGTTGTTTCCATCTTTTTTCAGCCTCATTTGCAATTTCTTGAGCAGTTGCATTTAATGCCAAAACTCTATCTTCTTCACAAATTTCAGGATTGAAAACATCCCAAAGGCCATCTGATGCAACTATAATGTCAATTTTATCATCAGGATTAAATAAAATACTTTTCTTTTCAGGAGCGATTCCGGTAATATTTTTATGTCCAAGTGACTGTGATATTGCTAGCCAAAATTCGTAAACACCTTTAATAAATTTAATTCTAAAGACTTTGTTGTCAACCATTTCAATAGATGTAGGAGAGAGAATTTTGCAACAGGTTTCTTTTTCTACTATATATTTAATATTCAAATTTTTAAGACGTTCTATTTCAGTAGGATTAGTAATGACATGGTCAACAGACTTATAAATCAATTCTTTATTAATATAAATAAATGCATTTGAGTCTCCAACTGAAGTTAAATCAATTCGGTCAGGATAAATTTTTACGCAGGTAAAAGTGCAACCTGGTCGAACAGGAAAGTAAGGATAATTTTGCAAAATATATTTTTGTATATAAGTAGCAGGACAATCTGAAGTGCGCATAATTTCATTTAAAGGAAGATTACGAATTGCCTCCATAAATATTTTACTGGAATCTCCATGACCATCAAAAACAGCAATATAATCAAAAGAGTTGCCAGTTGCAAGACAAATGCACGACCCTTCTGCAATATAATCTTCTCCATTACAGAGTTGAATACATGCAATATTCTTCATTGAAGCAAAAGTATTTATGATTGACTCAGACATAGCACAATTAATTTGTCTAATAATTAATATTATTATTAGAAAAATCATTTTTTTTTATAATTTAAAAATAAAGTAATAATCTTATGAAAATATATGAATGATTATGTAGAATGCTAATAAAAATGTTAACAGATTATCAAATAAACCGCCATATTTGTCTAACCAATCAAGAACTTTTAAATTTAGTTTTTCTTTGGGTATAAAATAGTATATAAATCTTTCTTCAACTAAAAAATAAAAAACATTATTTAAAATAAGTAATAAAAATAATGCAAGTATATAACCAGTCAATTTTAAATAATAAATAATTGCTATTTTTAAAATCAAACTAAGTGCATTTAAAAAATCTCTTACATATACAAAATTTTTCCAAAAATTGCTTTCATTTTTTAAATTATTATAATTAGGAAATTTGATTTCTCCAATTATATCTACTATTTTTTTTAAACAAATAAACATAAAAAAATATATAAGAATTTTATAAACATATTCGTTTTTCATTTATATATATATATTAATTAAATAAATTATTTATCAAAGTTGTAAATATTAATTATAATATAAAATAAAAATAAAAATTCAAACAAATTTTCATATATACCACCATATCTATCTAAATAATTAAGAAAATTTGTATTAAGTTTTTCTTTGGGTATTAAATAATAAATATATCTATTTTCAATTACGAAATAAAAAATATTACTCAAAATAAGAATAACAAAAATGGAAATTAAATAACCGTTTAATTTATAAAAATACAAAATACATAACTTAATAATCAAACTTAAAAAGTTTAAAAAAGTTCTAAAATTTACAAATTTTTGCCAAAATGGAGATACAGTTTTTCTACTTTCATATGTTGGCACATTAATTTCACCTATTACGTCTACAAATTTTTTAAAACATGTAAATGTAAAAAAATAAATAAGTATGATATAAACTTTTTCGTATTTCATATATATATTATATATAATGAAAATATGATTTTTTTTATTATAATAATTTTTTAAGTAGAAATTAAATAACTTATTATTTTGAACTTAAAGAGCGATACTACATAAAGTAGAGAGTTTTTGTTTTTGAAGGGTAAAAAGTTCCCTACAGGTGAAGTGGAAAATTTCAGTGTTTTTTTCTCAAGACTTT